GAAGGGGCCTGCTCACTGTCTTGGTTCCTGATTGTCCTCAAGGGATGATCATATCTAGTACAACTAGGAGGAACTATGCCTTATCGGTCTTACGTATTGACTCAACAAGCAGCCTACGATTACACCATCTTCCCAGGAATGTTAAATTATTCCTGGTCACATGGTGAAAGAGGGCCAGATGGAGAGCTAATATTATTGGATCAGGGACTAACGAGAGAGAAGTGGGAAGTCAAAAGCTGGAACCCTACCGGGGACCTAGCTGCTGCCTTCTTGCCTAACTCTGCTGACCCTAACTTGGGTTGGCGCGTTCCCGGTGTAACGCGTGCGACTCAGCTTCTTGAAGCTGAGACGTATGCAAGGTTACGAGGCAAACTCTATAAGGGCTCGGCAGCCCTCGGGGTAACCTTAGGTTCCTGGAAGCAGTCACAAGAGATGATCGTGAACAGTTATAAACAGATCGGCTGGGGCATTGACACTATTGCCCGTGAAACAGCAGAACTGCGTAAAAACTACAAGCGTCGGAATTTCCGGCACTTGGAAAAGAAACTCGCCTCTAAACACCTAGAAATAGTGTTTGGTTGGCAGCCTTTAGTTCAAGATATACTCGCTGCAGCTACAACAGTCATCCATACTCAGCCAAAGGTCCAGCGCGTAAGCGCCAGATCACGTTCTTTTCTGAACAATTTGGATATTTATGGAAGTGACGGTTATGCGCGGACTGCCTACAGAGATGTAGGTGTTTTGCGCGTAACCCGAGCTGCCACAGTTGAGATCGCCAATCCCAATTTGTGGTTGATAGAAAGAGCCGGGTTGCTTAACGCAGCGTCGGTTGGCTGGGACCTAGTCCCATGGTCGTTTGTGGTAAATTGGTTTGTAAATGTGAATCAGTTGGTGCAGTCTATAACGGACTTTGCCGGCCTTACATTTCCGAGCTCATCCATAACGTACCGCCTCGTGCTAAATTCCTCCGTTACAAGTTACCCTGGAAGTTCAAACTCGGACCCAAGACGTCGTGACCTTTATGGTCATGCAACGTATAGGTGCGACTCGAAATACAGGTACTTAAACGGCTTAGCACGCCCTCCGCTAGTGTTCAAACTGCCCGATGTTAACTGGGGTCTTGCCGCTATCGCAGCGTCTCTGACCACTCAGAAACTAGGAACAGTGAGCACGATTTTAAAACCCTTTCTTAAAAAGTAGGCGAAGTATGCCGCAAGCAGCTAATCTTCTTATCAATAATGGGGCAACGCCCCCGGTGGAAAAAACTTTCACTCTGGTCACACCGGCCGCCGGCGACGGCGGAATCGCCCAATGGGCCCTTAAAGAGGGTTCCATTTCGAGCGTATTCCCGGTCATCACTGCGATGGCCACTCAGACCGGAAACAAGAGCCGTAAGCTAACGCTGAAGTTTCGGTTGCCCTCGTCCTATACGGATCCGGTAACCGGCCTTACTAACGTTAACAACGCGGCAGAGGTTAATTTGCAGGTCTCTATCCCCCAGGAGTTCCCCGAGTCGTTGAAAGACGACTTGGTGGCCTTTTGCGTAGGGATGGTGGGCGCACCTTTGGTGACCCAGATGATTCGTGACGCTTATCCAGCGACCTGAATCTTTGACCTGAACCTCGATTGGAGTGACTATGCACCAAGTGAAAGTCTTGCTAAGGAAAGCATTCCTTGGCATCGGATCATCTCGCGGCAGACGCTATGCGTCCCTCGTCGCGAACGATGAGTGGGACATCCTTCAACAGGATGTTCTTCCCTCCCCGTCCACTTATCAAAACTACCGGGTCTATCGCAGAGATGCGATAGCGAACTCGCTCGTTAAAAAGCTTGTTTTACCTGGGAACCATGATCTGTGTACGGCGGCAGCGGTCGAAAAGTTCTGGCGCGCGGAGCGCCAGTGTAAGCTAACCAACGATAGGCTTGTCAAGTTCGAAAATATTTTCGAACTCTCTACCCCGCTGACCCTTTCCGATCTAAAGATCGACAGGATAATTAGCGACTGGAGAAAATTGATAAGTGCTGTTTTAGGAAAGCTTCCATCGACCTTGGAACCCCGATTTTCTTCGGGCGCCACGCTATCCGATTCCGCCGGGAACGTAACAATTCCCGACAAAATAACGTCAGTGCCAACTATGTACAGCCACGCTGTCTGGGCTGCTGAGCTTATGCTCAAGCAGACTCCATTCACGCGTGGGACCGAACCCTGGAGATTAGTGCGGAGTAACCGCTTTTTCACCGTACCTAAGAACTCGCAAGAGTACCGAGGGTGTTGTGTTGAAGCGTCTATACCTGTATCTCTCCAGCTCGCTCTTGGGAAAGAGATGGAGCACAAACTGGGTCTGTACTACAAAACTAGAATCGATGGCTTGCAACCTTACCATAGGTGGCTTGCCCAGGTAGGGTCCCGTCATGGGACACTTGCCACAATCGATCTCTCCTCAGCCTCTGACACCGTTGCGAAACGGCTCGTCAAGCTACTCCTGCCGTGGGAGTGGTATGAGGCTCTGGAGTCCCTGAGGGCGCGATCAACGGTAGTGAACGGCCAGGTTATTCACCTGGAGAAGTTCAGCTCTATGGGGAACGGTTATACCTTTCCTCTCGAGTGTCTACTGTTTCGCACCCTGGCTCAAGTGTTGGGTTCCAATTGTGCTTCCGTGTTTGGGGATGACATCGTCATCGAATCCGAACTTGCGAACGACATGATTGGGGCTCTGCGCTATTTCGGATTTACGCCGAATGAGTCGAAGACTTTCTGTGAAGGTCCTTTCAGGGAGAGCTGCGGGGGCGATTTCTTTAATGGTCACCCCGTGAGGGGTTTCTTTATAAAGGAGTTGCCGTGCGAACCGCAGCATTGGGTTAAGATAGCTAACGGTCTTCGTCACGTCGATCCTAACCTCGAATATCTGGCTGCCGCATATTACTATGCGATTGACCAGTTACCAAAGGTGTGGAGAGAGGCTCGGATAAACCGGGCCCCAGACGATGACGGGACCTACCAGGGTGACCTGGCGCTGTACGACCCCAAGGCACCGATAAGAGCAAGAGCCGTCCGGGTGGGCGACTGGGCTGGCACGATGCCTTGTTTCCGGGTTATGAAACCCGTTAACAAGACATTCCAGCTCGATAGTCACTTCCACGGACTGGTGCAAATTTGGGCGAGGAACAAGGGCTGTGAGGCCACTGTTACTCCCCGAGGCTGCACCACTGGGTATAGACCCAGTTGGCTCCCAACTTACGGTACGGCGTGGTTGCCGTGACGTGC